CCATCTACGCCTGATGGATTCAATTGGTTCAAGGGTATGTATGAGTTAGGTCAGAGTCCTAGAGAGGATTTGAATGATTACGTATCCTGGCGATTTCCTACATGGACCAACCGAAAGATGTATCCAGGAGGTTGGGACATTAGATGTCCTAACATTGTTGCCAACGATTCTGGACAATCATATCACAAATCAGGAGACGGAAGTTGTACCTGCAACGCTGAGCTTATTAGAGTCTTTAACAACTCAACTCCAACCTTCTGGCTCCAAGAATACTGCGCTGAATTCACTGCTTTCGAGGGAATGATTTATCCAGAATTCAATGAAATGCAGCATGTACGTGACTTCCCGTATAATCCTATGTGGAAAAACTGGCTAACAATTGACTTTGGATTCGTTGATCCGTTCGTCTGTCTTGACATTATGATCGACCCGGAGGACCGTGTATGGGTTTGGAGAGAATATTTTGTCACTACAAGAACAAACCAGGAGCATGCTGTCGTTCTTAAGAACAGGGAGCAGCCTAATGGTTACCACATTGATGCTGTTGCTGCTGATCCCCGCGATCCTGATGGTATTGCTACCGTATCATGGGGTGTTGGCGCTGTTACTGCTAACGCTATTGATCGGTCTGCTGGCTATGAGTCGGTACGGCGAGCATTAAAGGTACGCGAAGATGGATTGCCAGGATTAATCATTCATCCTCGCTGTTCTGAGCTTATTCGTCAGATGAAGATTTTGCGTTATGCTATGACTAGAGAGGGTCATAACTCAAAGCAAGTGCAGCACGATTATGATGACCACGGCCCTGATGCTCTCCGTTACTTCTTTAATGAGTATTTTGTGCTTGGGAGGAACATGAGTCTAGCTGACCTGTATACTCACCCAGGTAATAGAACTGAGGCAGATACATTCTTTACCTATCATGGTGGGATTAAACTCGAAGATTCAATCTCACGATGGTAGTTGTCTCAGATGGCATTACGCGATAGACTTAGCAAGGCTTTAAAGCCTAAGGATAGCACTCCTACGCGCCAGGTCACTGGCACGTCTTATTCTGCTACGGGTGCTGTCGATGCTCCTAAGCCTGCATCGATGCAGGAGCTTGGGTCGAATAAAGCTGTTCAGATCGTTGATCCTGTTCCGCAGTTAGCATCGCCATCAATCGCATTACGCACATATACATCAATGGTGCGTGATGATGCTTCTGTGCGCGTAAGTCTTAGAGCTGGTAAGGCTCCAGTATTAGGAGCAGAATGGTATCTTGATCCATATGGTAGTGACCCATTAGATGCGATAGTTTCTGAGTTCGTAGAGTTTAATCTATTTGGCGGAATGACGACACCGTGGATTAAAACTCTTGAACAAGTGCTCAAGATGTTTGAGTTCGGTTTCTCCGTCTTTGAGCCTGTGTGGGAACTGCGAGAATGGGCACCACGAAAGTCAGCTAGCGGAGCTAATCGCAAGACTTACACTATGCTCCGTAAACTTGCAAACAGGCCACCATCGACAATCATCAAATTCAATTACGATAACAATGGTGGCCCTGTCAGTGTCGATCATAACGCAGTTCAAGCAGATGGATCGTCAAGACAGGTTAATATCCCAATTGAGAAATTGCTGATTTTCACATTTGACCAAGACGGTGGCGATTTAACAGGTAACTCAATCCTGCGTAGCGCATACCGTAACTGGTACTATAAAGATCATCTCTATAAGATCGATGGCATCCAAAAAGAACGACACGGCATCGGGATTCCCGACATTGAAGTACAGCCTGGTGCTAGCGAAGACGACAAGAAGGCTGCCATCGAAATGGGTCAGAATCTCAGGACGAATGAGAAAGCGTATGTTGTTCGTCCGACGACAATCACAGTAAATTTCCTGAAATTAGAAGGCCACGTCGTAGAACCACTCCGTTCAGCCGAACATCACGATACCATGATTATGAAGAATATCATGGTACAGTTCCTTAACTTGGGTACGGGAGTAGAGAGTTCTGGCGGTGGCCGCGCGACAGGCGCAACGTCTATGGATATGTTTATGAAGGCGATGCGCCACATTGCAGGATCAATATGTGATAGCATCAATCTGTATTTGATTCCTAATCTTGTTGCCTACAACTTTCCCACGGATCGGTTCCCCCAACTGAAAGTCCGTGGTGTAGGTGAAGCAAAAGACCTACAGATGTGGGCTGCTGCGATGAGAAATCTATTACAGAGCGATGCTATCACTGTTGACGAGCCTACAGAGCAGTGGATTCGTACACAGATGGATATGCCACGTTTGACGACTCCGTACTTGCCTATTACTGAACGGCCTACACAAATACAAGAACAAGGTGCTCCTAGTGACTTTGAAATTGCAGCGCAAGCGGGTGGAAGAGGAACAACTACAGGACCAGCCGTTAGTTCATCGAACGGGGTAGTTCGAGATAGAAGTAATAACGGAGGTGCAGGAAACGTGGGGGTTTCCCCATCCAGCGGAATACCATAATGATCTGTACCTCCATAGAAGAAGTTGACGCTGCGTTACGCAACTACAGCACATTGCTGGTGGCAGATGGTATTACCGAAGAAGTGAGAACAAAATTACTTAGAAAGATTGATTATTACCTCGATACTCGACTTGATATGATGATCCTAGAGGGAAATACAACACCTGAACTGGAACTCATTAATGGCTAAAAATGCTCCCAAAGGTCTATACAAAATTGGGTATCGTCCTAACGATGCGCCGGACAAATCTAAACCCTGGTGTATCTATAACATTGAGACTGGGGATATCAATAAAAGGTGGCATTCGACTAAAGCGCAGGCGGACGACCAGTTAAAAGCCATGTACGCCAACATGGGCAGCAAGGCGGTGAAGATGAATAGTGAGAGAGCAATGCTCCTTGTTCCACTTAAGGAGTTTGCCGATGTAGGGAAGCTTAAGTGGATCAATGAAAACGAGATGTGGGTGCAGCAGTATCCGTTTGATACGTGGACGCATCCATACTTCTCAGATACAACAATTGGTCCTGATGAGGCTAAGAAGCTTAAGGCGAGCTTCGACGGTAACGTCAAAGGCCAGAAGATTTATGCTGATTACGAGCATGGACAAGATCCTGCTAAAGGAAAAAAGGCCAGCGGCGACATTCTTGAGCTTAAAGTCGTAGAAAATTCTTACGACATTTTCACGCAGCCTGGTCTATGGGCGCGTGTGAAGTTTACAGATGTTGCCAAGCATGAGATTGATGACGGTGAGTGGAACTATTGGTCTACATCTCATTGGGATAACTGGACTCATCCGCAGACTAATGAGACTCACGAGTTTGTCTATGATGGAGGTGGCTTAACGAATAGGCCGCACGTTAAGGGCATGATTCCTCTGAATTTTTCAGAGGAAGGTTACGAAGATGAGGAAGCTAAGCAGTTTGCAGTATGGACTACTGCTTATGTGAATAGTCTTCCAGACAGTTCATTCCTTTATATCGAGCCTGGTGGCACTAAAGATGCGAGTGGTAAAACGATGCCCCGCTCGTTAAGGCATTTGCCTTACAAGGATGCAAATGGAAAGATCGATCTGCCTCATCTGCGTAATGCCATTGCAAGAGCACCACAGACAACTAGCATTCCTGAGTCTCTTCGTAAGAAGGCGCAAGCTAGGGCACAGCGATTGTTAGGCTCTAAGAACAATGCTGAGGCAGAAGCAATCTTGGAGGAACCGCTTGATTTGGAGGTTATCTCTATGAGTGAAACTGGAACAGAGGAACCGAATGAAGATAACGGTGCCGACACCGGAGAGTCAACTGAGGAGTCCAGTGAATCAGGCAGTGAAGAAGGTAGTGATGAAGACAGCGGCGAAGCATCGGAAGGTGGTGAAAGTGAGGTGGCTCTAGATAAGGAGCTTCGTGAAAAGCTTGGCCTAAGTGCTGATGCTGACCTCGTTGCTCATGTTACTCAGATGAATGACGAGTTAAAGCCGATGCGCGAAGCTCTTAGAGTGCATAGTGATAGGAAGGACTTTGCGGAGTTGTTCCCTCAGCAGTACGAAAAGATGGAGCGGCTCTTGGCAGAGTCTAGAGAGAACGCTGCAAAGAAGTTCTCTGAGTCCTTTAAAGACTCTCGCCTTGTAAGAAAAGAAGGCGAGAAAGACGAATCAACTACACTCGGATACAGTGGACTTGTTATTCAGAAGATCGAGGAAACTGCAAAGAAGTTCTCTGAAGATGAAGTGACCATTGATGACTTCAAGGATGTTCTCGACTCCATCACTAACAACGGTATTGTGGACTACGGTAACAAGGGTTCCTCTAAGGAAGATGAAAAGTTCTTTACTGACGTTGATGAAGTTCATCCTGGTAGTGTATCTGAGGTTCGGAAGCAGTTTGCAGAGAAAGTCACTAGCATCATGGAGCAGGACGAAGTTGATCGTATTACTGCAATCAGTCTTGCTGCTGATAAATACCCGAAGCTTGCAGAGGCATATCAGTCTGCTGGTATGGGTTAATGAGTAATCCTGAAAGGTACATGGAGTCCGGTTCTGGCAATGCGGTTGATTATCGCATTGGCAAAGATACATCTGGGCCTCCAAATAACTGGCGTAGGCCAACACCACCGCCAGGTGAAGACGGTAGTGTACCTGATCTAAGATTGACAATTATGGATCAGGTAGATGTAGCGACGGGTCCGGGTGTTCTATTGCCATTGTATCCGTCAACATTCGACATTCCCGATAGTCAATGGGGGTGAAATAAATAGATGCCTGCTAGCATGAACCCTGATATGGCGAAAGGCAAAAACGCTACTTCAGCAATTACGAAAAAGCGTTTTGTCAAGCTAGATCCTAACGCAGCCGATCAGGAATCTGTGCTCCAATGCAATACTGCTGGTGAAGCGGCTTATGGCGTTGCACTATTTAGTTGCTCACTCGCAGAAGCAACAAGAGGTAAAGGTGTTAGCGTTATCACCGACGGCCGTGCAGTTGTCGAGGCTGGTGGTACGGTCAATATCGGACAGTTAGTAACGACAGATGTAAACGGTAGGGCAGTTGTCGCCGCCGCTGGTAACTACATCATGGGTATGTGTGATGAAAACGGTGGTGGCGGAACTGGAACTGAGCTTGGTATCATGTTATTCGTCGCTGCTGGTAAGGCGTGATGGTGCATGTATGATCCTGGCGCACTTTATGTAGACCCAATCTTAACTCAGTTAAGTGTTGGGTTCCAAGATGAGCAAACTTATTGGAGTCAGCTTGCTCCAGAGACTCCAGTAAGAACGCAGTCAGGACGTTATCGTGTTTTTGATCGTTCTGATTGGGTAATTCATAGATCCCGTAGGGAGCCTGGTACGCAGGCTAACCGCGTTGGACAGAAGAAGTGGAGTGAGGATACGTTCCGCACTCAGGAGCATTCTCTTGAAGCTGAGATTTATGACGAAGAGCGGCAAGAGCTTGTTTCTCAGGGTGGACTTGCTGATCCGGTCTTTGGTGGAGGATTGCAAATTGATCCTGAAGCTGATGCAACTGAATATGTTACTCGTTCCATCGATCTTGAGCATGAGCAGAAAGTTGCTAACCTCTTCCGTAACACTGCAAACTATCCTGCCAACCACACTGTTACTCTTACTTCTGGTGCAACTGGTACTCAGTGGAGCAACTACGCATTAGCGACAGCAGGTGTTCCTTCGACCGCATACTCTAACCCGGTTAACGATCTTAAGCTCGCAATGCAGCGTACAAGGCTTGATACTGGTCGTTGGCCCAATACATTCCTGATTCCCTTCGACGCTGTGGGCATTATTGAAAACCACCCGATCATGGTTGCACGTTTCCAGTACACTGCGGTAACTGATCCTAACGCATGGAAAGCGATGTTGGGACTTCCAGCGGAAGCTACTGATAACCTCACTATCATTGTTGCCGACAGCAAGTACAACTCTGCTGATAACGTTGACCTTGTTGAAAACATCCAGTCGTTCTGGGGAACTGATTGTTGGCTCGGATTAGTTGATCCGCAGCCTGGTCAGAAGACTAAGACGTTTGCTAAGACTTTCGCGCAGGTTTATCCTTCTGGCGATACTGGCCCTGTAGACCGTTACAGGGAAGAGAATCGCAAGACGGATATCATCCGCAAGTCTTACAAATACGATATCAAGGTCATTTCTCCTACTGCTGGTTACCTGTTCAAGACTGCTGTAGCGGTGGTGTCATAATGGCTGATGGACCTTACTATGCATGGTCGTTCATTAAAGTAGCTGACAAGGATGGCAATGTTACAAGGATCAAGCCTGGTACAGAGGTCACTGCTGAGGACTTAGGTACAACTGATGAGCATTTCGATGAGTTACTTGAGTCTGGTGCAGTACGCTCAAGTGAGTGGCCTGGTGGCTTAAGTCCTGATAACCCCAATGCCTACTCTCCGAATGAATATCGTCTAATGAAATTGCGTCAAGAAAGAGAGAAGCTTGAAGCAGAGATGGCAGGTGTTGGCGGTGAGGAACCTGCTTCTACTACTAGTGTTTCTAGTGGTGAGCCTGCCACTACTACTAGCAGCAGTGGTAGTGCTAACGCAACGACGTAGTTATGGCGGATACAGAGCTACTAGCAAGTCTAAACGACGTAAACGGTTGGCTAACTAGCGATAAACTAGAAGCCACGCCTGCTAACTCCGCGCAACCTCAAATCGAGGCGTGGAGATTAATTCGTGGACAACTTGCTAGTAGCTTTACGCCAGTTACACTCGCTTCGTGGGTTGATCCAAATAGTACGCCTGATCTGATTAGAAGCATTGCTGGTAGACTGATTGCTGCCTACATTTATAGAAGTACCTATGCGGCAGAGAGTGACACCACAATTCCTGCATATGCACAGGAACTCTATAATGAAGCAGTCAGCATGTTAGCGGATATTCGTTCGGGTAATCTCACTGTCGTTGATGTGAGTGGTAACCCGATAACTGGCGGAACTGGATTCGCTAATACCGATTTTCTGCCAAACAATACAACAACTCCACCTTACTTCACAATGGATCAAGTTTTTGGCTGACGAATTCACAATTCTCGATAACGGCGAAACACTCATTACTGGCGAATGGATGCCACCGCCAGAAGATTTAGCTGCGCGATTAGTTGCACTAGCTAATTCGTATGACAATATATTGTCGTTAATGGAAGGTTTCAGAGAGATTGCAAGAGAATCAACAGCGTTGCATTTTGAAACTGAAAGTGATCCACAGGGACAGAAGTGGGTACCTCTAACTGCCGATTGGCTTGCAGATGCACGCAAACAAGGAAGTGCGTTTCCTACAGCTATTCTGAGAATGACGGGAGCAGGAGAGAAAGCTGCAACGAGTGAAGAGGCGTATATCATCACTGAGAATGAAATTTTCTTTAATCCAAGTGCCGTTCCGGAATACATGATTTATCATCAATTTGGAAGTGTAGATCCAGCAGTCGAAAGTGGACTACGTAAATTAGATGAAAAGCAACAACTTACACCGGAGGAAGCTAGAGCAGTAGCAGCGTACGGACGTGGTAGGGATCTTCCACAAAGAGAATGGTTAGGACTTACACTTGACGATATCGGTGAAATGGAAGCGTATGCAAACAGATGGTTTAAAGAGAATCTCGATACTGTCTTTCCACCTAGCGGTGGTGGCGTACTTGAAAGAATGGGTACGTACTCGGGTGGGACATTCCCAATTGTTGGTTATACGAAACGCGGTCAGCCACTTTTGAGAACTCCATCTGGCATACGATTCGGTAGAATGCAGTAATGCCAATTGTTACAACACCTACAACTATCACACGTCCTGAGGAATTGATTGAATTCCTTGCTGATTATTTAGATCAACCTAGCTTTGGATTTGCATATATCGCAAAGTATGATGAGAAGCTGATCCCTAATTATCCCGCTCTGCACATTCAGGCAGCGAACTTCGATAAAACGCTGCATACAACAAACCAGTTCCTTATCGGACTTCGCGCCATGATTCATGTAATGCATGGTAACATGAATCACGATAGACAGACGCGGAATTACGAGGATTTGGTGCTTGCTACATCGGTCGTGACTTACTTAGAACAAGATATGACTATTGGCGGGCATGTAATTCATGGCTTTGTAGAGAATGAGGTACCAGGTGTGTTACCGCCGAGAGTAACGAAGGGAGAAGCAATCATCAGTACTCAACTAAGTTGGATGGGAATTGCCCTACGGAGGTTCAAATAATGGGCTTTACCTTAACAGTAAATCACCCTGAGTTCCCGCCTGAAACTGTATTTTCTGTCAACTACCTTGGTGCCGCTCCGAACGGTAGTTCGTTTGATGTTGACGAAGAGCAGGAAAGGGCGTTTATTACGGCTTACGGAGTTCCAGTTGACCAAGCGTTTGCAAATAATCCTACCGTAACTTTGAGCGGTAGTAGTACGCTGACTCAGGCGGATATTGATAAATTGTTGCCAACAGTTGCTGCAGCAGAAGCACCAGCACCACAGGCAGAGGCAGCAACGGCAGTAATTCCTCCTACTGATACAGGAGGTGACCAATCAAGTGGCTAATGCCGATATTGGTGCCAACAATGCTGTATGGATCGGCCTAGAGACTACCTACGGTACTCCAGTTGATCCGACAGCAGCAGGAGTTGGCGTATGGATGCCGATTCTTGATGAAGCATTGATTTACACAGAAACGAAATACTACTCTCCACAGATTCGTCAACAGGCAATGCCATCAAGCGTAGTGCCTGCTCCGTATCATGTAGAGGGTCCGATCCATTTTGAAGTCGATGCGAACTATATGCCTTACTTGCTTTATCCGAGTCGGCATAGTGTAACGAAAACTGGCGCATCTGCACCATTCACCTATAGTGCAGTACCAGTGGGAAACGGTGCAACCTATCCAGGTGGCACAGCTAGAGGTATGACTGTAGTTGTGATTCGTAACGGTCAGCCGTTCATGTACAGCGGATGCGTCGTTACGCAATACAGTTTCAACTGGAATGCCGGTGTGTTGGAGTGTACTGCGACAATTATCGGCCTTGCAGAAGCGAATACGAGTGGTACGCCTTCTCCGACGTGGATCGATGCTGAGTTGTTTGGCGCAGACGCGCATCAGGTAGCGGTTGATGCTGCTGGATTAACACCTGCATTTAGCACGCCTAGCGTTAACTTCGATGGCTTCACCTTCGATATCAACCATAACGGAACGGCTGAAAATAGAATCGTGCCTAATCGTGCCGCTACTTTCGTTAAGTACGGTGAAACTGAAGTGACAACTACTACAACGCTCGATTTTCTTGATAAAACTGAATACAACAACTTCAAGAACTCCACGTTGCGCTCGTTACAGTTTACGAGTACTCGCCCTGGTGGTACTGGTGCTACGTTCACTGCTGCAACTGAAGCGATGCGATTCACGCAGTACCGCACGGCGTATGATACCTATACAGTCGATACGCGAGCCATCGCCGATCTAGTATCTGCCGCAGTTACTATGCGGGCGCTTTCTATCAGCGGTGGTAGTGGCTATAAGATCGAGTGCAAATCACCTGCTAACGTTACGTAATAAGATGTACCGTAAGGAGAGAGAATGCCTGTTGTTACTATTGATCCGGCAGCGGTTGAGCGGTTTGAATTAAAAACTGCTCCTGCTGATCCAAACGATCCCACAGATGAAAACGGTTGGGTGCAGCTTCGTGCGCTTCCATATGGCATGAAGCTCACCCGCCGCGATAAAGCTACTAAGATGAGTATGCGAACTGAACGGCAAGAGGGAAAAAGACCAACTGAGGGAGACGTCGTAACTGAATTACAGAATTATAGCGAATGGCTTGCACAATACGATTTTGCATACTGTATCGTTGACCATAACCTTACAGATCAGAATAAACAAAAGCTCAATTTCTCTAACGCAATGTCACTCAAGTTACTTGATCCAAAAGTTGGTTCGGAAATTGAGCGTCTAATCAACTCACTTAATGAGGAAGAAGACGAGTTGATGTTGGAGGATTTTCAACCATTGTTGAGTACATCATCTTCGAACGGACAGAGCGACTTGAACAAGGAAAAGTCATCAGAGACGGAAACGGAAACGTCTTAAGAAACGAAGTCGGTCAACCTCAATTAATTCCATACGATGAATCTCTTGTAACACTAGCTTATGAGTGGGTTAGGATAGCTTCTCTATGTTCACGCCTTAACGTCCTTCCGGCTGTGGGCGGTGTAAAAGACCAAGACCCGCGTGATTTAACTAAGTTGAGTATTGTGTTGAGTGCGATAGATAAGAAGCAAGACGCAGATATGGAAGCGAGCAGCAAGAAGAATGGCTAGCGCATACGAATTAATGCTCATTCTGCGTGGGCGTAACTATCTGTCTAATGATCTTAGACGGGCGAGTAGTGATTTAAGTCGTATGCAAGCTCGACAGCTAGCCGGCCAACGGTTAACTGTTGCTCAGCAGCAGAAACTTAGTCAAATTATACAGAAGAAGGATGACTTACGTGCTTTAGAAGCCAGAGCTATCGCTGTCGAGCATATAGGCCGTGCTTTTCAAACGGTTGGTTTCTTTGCTACGGCTGCATTTGGGGCTGCCGCTGCTGCCGCTGCTAAGTTTCAAACTGAATCTGCAATGGCTGCAACTCAGGCTATCACTGCTGGACATAGTAGTCTTGGTGAAGTCTTGCGGAGTGGTAACCAAATTAGTCAAAATATTACAAATTTGCTTGCTAGTGGTGGTGCTGTAGCATCTCCGACAGAATATCAAAAAGCAACATATGACGTTCTTTCAGGTATTCCACAGATTCAGGGCACTAGCCTGCAACGTGTTCGACAAGCTAGTAGTCTTATCAAAGAATTAAATCAGGTTGCAAAGGCTAACTATGGTCTTGTAGATTTCAATGGAGTTACTCAGGCTGCAATTACTCTCGTAGATACGTTTCATATTAGATTAAAAGATTTACCAGCCGCATTTGACAATGTACAAGCTGCTGTGAACCGTGGTCGTTTAACAATGGAACAGTACGTAACAGGGTTAAATACAGCCGCACCTGCTGCTAAACAAGCAGGATACAATCTTAGACAGATGGATGCAACTCTCTCGTTCCTATCAACGAAATTTCCTAATTATACTCGTGCGACAATTGGTTACGCTCGTTTGTTAGATGTTCTTGCTAATCCAAAATTTATTGCTGCTATGCGAGCCAATGGTGTACAGATAACCGATATTACTGGTAAACATTTACTTCCCTTTGAAACTATTATCGAAAGATTAGTCAAGCGTTGGCCTCAGTTAGCGCAAGGTGGTACTTTTGCTGCAAACTTTATTAAGGCAATGAGCGGAGCTACTGGAACTATTCAGGCTAGACGTGCCCTTACGGTTAGTGCTCAAGATGTACAAGGATTGACTAATTTCTCTAGAGAGCTTCCACGACTAGCACCCGGTCTAGTAAGTGCGCAAGCAAAAGTGGCAGATGCAACTACTCAAGTAAAATGGAAGGAGTTTGTAAACCAGCTTCATGCTGTTGTCCTTGAAATAGGAGTTAATGCAATTCCTGTGTTCAAAGCTTTAATTGGCCCTATTCAAAAAGCAGTTGAATGGTTTGATAAACTGTCTCCACATACAAGAAAGCTGATTGGTGAAATAGGCGCTATTAGCTCAGTTTCAGTACTCTTTATTGGTACTATAGGAGTTCTTATCGGCTCCTTTACTAGAATGTATGCGGTTTTTCGGCTGTTTACTTTGGGTCGGGGCGGTTTATTATCCGCTGAAAGTGGTTTTATTAGAGCTGGTACTGCAATGAGAGTCGGTTTAATCGGTGCGATTCTTGTTGTACTTCCGCTTCTTCTCAAGTATCACGATCAAATAAGTCGTGTAACTGGAGGTTTAATAGGATTTCAAGGTGCTTTAAGATTGATTTCTGCTATATTAGCAGTTATGACGATGCGCACGTTAATCAATAATATGGTAACATTAGGAGGCGCTGCTAGTACTACAGCCGGTGAATTAGGATTAGTACAAAGAAATCTCGCACTTATCAATGGATACGTAGCAGTTGCAACAATTATAATTATATATCGTCGTCAAATTAAAGATTTCGTTAACAGAACTGCTGATAAATTATTTGGTTGGTTGCCAGGATCACATTGGGACCCAACGAGTCTCGAACGAAGAATGATTCCAGGTCTTGCATGGTTGCAAGATAAAAGCCAGGGTGTTATTAATATCCTAACATTCGGTACTGCTAGAGATTTGCAACGTCAGAAGAACTTGGCTAATGCAACGGCTAATACAATGGCAAGCCAGACTGAAGATTTAGCTGCAAAAGTACGTGCTGCGAGAGCGAGAGTAAGACGTGCGGCAAGAGACGCCCGCGATCCTACTACTGGAGGCGGTGCGGCACCCGCTCCATTTACTGATGCGGATGTTTTAGCGGCGGTGAAGAATATTGTCAAACTTGATGATCTTGCTCGACGTAAGTCTACACTGAAAAACTTCGAGGCTGCAAATGCAGCTTTGAATGATTTACAGTCTAAGGCATCTAAACAACAATTTGCAGCGGCTCAGGATCTTATAAGTGCATTGGAGTCACAAGATAAGGCTCACACGAAAAAAGCTGTAGATGAAGAAAAGAAGCGTGAACGCTTATTAGCAGCTGAACGCAAACGTGCAATGCAGAATGCTCAGCGAGAAATTACACAAGCTGCACAGTCGTTGCAATCCAGCTATCAACAGATGTATCAGCAAAACCAGACTGCTTTTGGAACACTCTTCCAAGGGCCAGTTATGACCGGCGCAAGAATGCAGAATAGATTGCAGTGGGGCGGTAGAGTAACTGGACAAGATTTGCTACGGGATATCAAGGCGCAAGTCTTTCAGTTTAGAATGTGGCGTAATTTGATTAATAGGCTTGCAAAAGCTGGTGCGCCTCAAGAGCTTATTAATCAGATTATGGCTGGCGGCCCTAGTACAATGCCGGAAGTACGAGCACTTCTGAGCCTGGGAAAAACTGATCTTCGTAGTTACTTTAGAACATTTGAACGTGGACAAGAGCTTATCCAAGTTGCTACAAAACGAGATTTGACTCGACAACTCGGTCATTATCGTAAGTACGGGCAAAATATCGCCCTTGCAATTATTCAGGGACTGCGTGATGAACAAGTTCCGATGCTTAATTACTTCGAAAAAATTATTATGAAAATGTTCCCTGGTTTAACAAAGCGTGCTGGTGGCGTTGCAGCAGGTACACATCATGGTGGTATTCACGAACATCCACATCCTGCTGGTAGTGTAAGACCTACACGTGGTAGAGGTGGAACAAGGATTACTCCAACACCGGAAAGTAGATTTAGCGGTCCTCATACAGTTCATTATCATGTTCACACTTCACATGTGGATACCTCTACAGCATTGCGTAAAGCACGTAACTTCCATAAAGCTACCTACGGATCGCAGGGGTGGGTAGGTGCTTAGCAAATTTGAGTTTACGCCGAATTCGGATGCAAAATCTACTGCTGTGGTGGCATGGGATATTGGCGATAACTCAGTCAATCAAATGCCCATCACGAACTTGCAGTTTGAGTATACGAGAAGCAGTATCAGACGACCGAAAATGGAGCATGTAGGATCATGGCCTGGATTCAACAAGATAGACGAAATCCTGGTTCACGTGGATTTCGACATTATAGGAAGCACCACCGCAGACTTCAATGCCAGGAAGCGGACGCTTCAAAACTCATTCAGTCCAGCAAACAATCTTGCAGCTTTAATAGTCGAAAAAATCGGCGACTTGAAATTGAATTTCGACGGTGATACTGAGGATATGACTGGCCCTGTAACACTCGATGGTGATATCAGTATACCGTATACAGGGCCAATGCTTGCAAGCTGTCAGATGACACTTGTTATTTATCAGGGCTACATGAATGGCGTCGTAACTCCGGCCAATGTGTATTACCCACGCTAATGGCCTTCAAGGTCAATCACAAGCAGCACAATGGTACGCTCATTGAAGCGTTTTTTCCAGAGAATCTCAGATTTACGCTTAATAAGAAAGATGTGCATACATGCCAGTATGAACGTTCTCACGCTGCTGGCGTTGCTGCCGATTTTGTAGGCGCGTATCGCACAGACTTTGAGTTGATTTGGTTCGATCCATCAACTCTTGCGGAGACAATCATCTTTTCAGGAATGCACGTCCCTTCACCCGAAGTTCATAAAGGTGATGGTTTCTCTACTATTTACGGCAAGGACTGGAAACACTATCTGCAACGCAGACATTATCCGTTTGATCCCGCTAATCCCAATACTTATCTCGTCGGTACTCCACCAGCGGGTTATGCAATGTATCGAAACGCTGACGTTACCGTACACGTCAAAGCTCTTTTAGACACAACACTCTCAATGGCAAATAGTCTCGCTCTTACGTATCCAACACTTGGAACGGCTGTGGGCATTCCTACAAATTTCCAGCTTGCCTTGGCCGACACTACCGATATTCTTTCGCTTATTAGCGGTTTATCAGATGTGAACCCCGGCTTCGATTTTGAAATTCTTCCAACAAAAGAGTTTCGTATCTATTCACCACACAAATATGATCCTGCAAGCTGGAATACGCCATCAGTATGTGACTATACGTTCGATAGCACCAATCAAAACTTGATTACAACCGGCCCAGAATACGTAAATAACGGCCCACAATGCACACACTTCTTTGCATACGGCTCTGGCATCGGTGCAAACAGTACAAATGTAGGACTTGTTCTTGGAATGCCCGCTGCGGAAGCTGTTTATCGAAGACTTGACGGTAGCCAGAACTACGATAGTGTCAAAAGTAAGGCAGATATTCATTTGCGTGCGATGAAAGATTTTGCATGGATGGCAAATCCTGCACATGATATTCGCTTTAGTGTACAAGCTGAGCACATTGCAAATTTCTTCACCTTGTTCCAGCCTGGTTATGCCATCTGGCTCGATAATGACTTGACTTCTCACCATATTCAATCGGCGCAAGAGATCGTCCAAATGGATTGTGTAGCTGATGGCAAAGGTGGTTGTGAAGTCACATTCGGCCTAAATGAGTTATACGATCCTACGACTGCGGGAGTGAACGAACCATAATGCAAGTCGTCCAGATTGATAGAGATTATCTTGAAACGCTAACGAGGCGTGCTAGTGCGCTGGAACATCGAGTGAAGGCATTAGAGACTGCAAACACTCCTACTGTACCTATCTACGATTCTGCTAATATGCCTAGCTTGGCAGTTGAGGGACAAATTGCTATTGCTACTGGTAGTAGCGGAGGCGGCGGTGGTGGTAGTGCCCTTTCACCAGTGTATACGAGCTACAATGGGCTTAGTCCAGTTCAGGGAACTGTAAGTGTACAAACGAATCAAAGTGGTAATTGCCCACTTCCAAGTGCTCCATATAGTGGCACTGAAGTGTTTGATCGTTCAACTCCATCAAGCCCGAAAATTCTAGTAGCTGGTGTTTATCAGTTCTCATTTCGGTGTCGTTTTGTAATTCCGTTGAGTTATGGCGCATTCTCAGCAGGTTGGTCGTTTGTTGCATCTATTGGCGGTGTACCTGGTCAACCTATGGAAACATATGTTTGGCCGAGTGCTGGAACGTTTACTCCGGAGGTTGAAGTAACGTCGATGCCCGTATCTTTAGCTGCAAATGCAGTTGTTAACTTTACCGTGTCAAATCAAGGAAACTTCGGACTCGGCCCAACATATGCGTGCGCATGGGGAGCCTGGAATGTTTCCGTAGCTAAACTTGCTTGAGTGACTACTCCATACCGTTATCAAGGTGGTGCTTGGCAACCACTTGCTGTTAGTGAAGGAAGACTCTTCTACGATGGTGCATGGCACAGTCCTTGTGACGGCCCAAAGACTTTGTGGCATTACGTAAATGGTGCTTGGGTAGAATACAACTGCGGTCCACCTCTTAATTTCATCTACTTTTTTGGATATCCCGATGTTAATGAAAATTCTCAGAGAGTGCAAGCTATTAAGCCAGATGGCTCAACAATAGTAGGCAGCAACAAAGTTACTGCGTTTACTATTTCTACACAAGATTCTCAATCTGCGCGCGATTTTAACTGGATTCTTGTGTCTCGTGATTATGTACATGTTTATGCAAAAAGAAATTTAGGAACTAGCATTGGAGTTTCCTTTACTTTTACTAGAGATGTTTTTACCTATTTCAATCCACATAGCTCATCGCCTATTGGAATAACATTTGATCTTACAAACCAAGGTAATAATGTTGCACCTGCTGCGCCACTTTATGTGGAATTTGAAATTGCATCTGATGGCGGATTTAACGGGCTTATGTACGGTTCTACATCTACATTGATTTCTACTGCACCGATTGTTACCATAACCTATGATGATCTTTCAACGAATCAATTAGGATTGTATGATTCTAATGGAGATGGGCATCCGGACGGAATAGTAGATTTAGAATTTCCGTCTGCGCCTCTAGGATTAGGTGCTAACATTGATGAAACTAGTTGGCATAAAATATATTGGAAAATCCCTGATGGTGGTCAACAATCAGAAATGGGTTTTGATTCGGTAATTAATTACCACCCCGGAGTTCATTCAGGTGCTTCTGGCAAGAAAATTAAATCTATCACTGTTGGAGTTCAGTACGATAATTCCTATGGTGGTGGTTATTGGTATATGGGTCGCGTAAGAATCGGAACTGCCTACCAAGATGGAAGTGTTGCGACTTACGCGGCGCACAATGATGGTTATCCATGGCCTAATTACGGTACTACACCAGTTTTGCAACAACCACAAAGTTCAGATTCACCTGATCTTTCGCAACATAGACAATATTTCATTAGTCTTCAACATTCAGGAACTACTCCAGATCCAGATATAACTTGGAGTTATCCTTCTTTTTCTGTCGCAAACCAGTTTCCACCATCGGGCGGCGCTCCGGCACAAGAGATTTGGGAACTCGATACTACTGTAGGAGACTTCGATCCAACTCTTACTAATCATCCAACTTATCCGAACAAGAGGATATACCGTATAAATCATGGAAATTATGCCACGTACCCTAATGCCTGGATAAATCTTAGACCGCAGATTACTGGTCATGGATTGGATGCGACTGTTTCATATTTGGAAAATAGCACTCCGGTCGTATCATTGTATCGCATCGACATTGCTACAGACACTAGAACATTACTTAAATCCGGCTTTGATTACTCAGGTGGAGATCAAACTTCGGGTTTCAATGCACAGTTCTCACCTTCAGGAAATAAGATATCATGGTTTAAGGGTGCTGCTGGACAATTTATCGGCTTTTGCAACAGAGATGGCTCTGGGTATTTTGAACGTAGCATGGTTACTTGGGGGCCACCAGCAAATTTTGAGGGTCTTGCTTTTGATCCTACCAACGAGAATGAATATTACTATACGGGATACTTTCCACCTAATCAATATTGTGCTATTTATAAAGGTTATGTAGATAATGTAACTTCTCCGGTCAACATCTGGTTAAGTACTAATTACTCTGTCTATCAAGCTCAAAGTATACCTGTGCTTTCACCTGACGCATCGAAAATAGCTTTTATCATGAGCGGTACTAGCCATCCTGATTTGTATGTTATGAATAAGGACGGATCGAGTCTCACTAATATAACTTCTTCTATAGGATTATCAATCGGTCCTCGTTCTTTTACATGGTCAAAGGACGGAACACAAATCGCAGTCGGATTTCAGAGCAATACAGGATCATTTCCTAGTGACAACCTAGTAGTATATATCATAACTATAGCCTCAGGTGCTTATACACAGATCATCTCTGGAAGTGATGGAATCCCAACAGAATTTTCTGGCGGCCTGAAATGGTTTTATGGTCATAATGCGTTTGATTAAGGAGAGAATATGGCTAATTGGTGGGAAACAGCATATAAAGGTGGTGGACCAGCTAGGCCAAAAGGATTCCCACGGCCGTTGTATCCGCCGGATGCACAAGGATATACACCATCAGTAGACGGCCCAGACGTTATTGCGTATAAGAGAACTATTAGTAGACTAGGGCGCTGGCCGTGGCAGACTTTTGATAGCAGTTACAGCAATAACTTTGCTCATGGCAAAGCTGGTGGTAATGTCCCTGATAGCGGTATTGCAGGCTTTCAGCGGCAGATGAATATAAAGCCCACAGGGTACATCGGACAGGCGACGTTTGATAACATGCGTTACGCGCTTATACCTGATGGATTACCGAATGCAGGACAACAGGGTATGGACGCTACAGCGGTTAACCTCATCAATCAGGCTTACGATCAATTCCAAAAGCCACCCGCACCGGATGTAACGCCAGCATTAAGGCGTGTCGCTATTCCTAGCCCTAACTTCTCAAGTAGAGGTGGTGCGGATGTAAGATTGATTGTTCTTCATACCGCAGAAGGTGCGCGTACTATCGAAGAACTCGGTAACTTCTTCGCTAATCCAAACAGCGGTGTTAGTTCACACGTTGGCATTGACGACAAAGACGGCATTATTGGTGAGTATGTTCAGCGACCTAACAAAGCATGGACAGCAGCAGGCGCTAATCCTGTAGCTGTACAAGTAGAGCTATGTGCATTTGCGCGCTGGACAGTAGTCGAGTGGAATCAGCATCCAAATATGCTAGAGAATTGCGCTCGCTGGATTGCCGAAGAAGCAAAGAGATTCAACATTCCGATTCAGAAGCTTACGGCCTCACAAGCACAAAGTAGTGGTCGTGGCGTATGTCAACATGCTGATTTAGGTGCATGGGGTGGTGGTCATTGGGACTGTGGTAGTGGCTTCCCGATGGATGTAGTTATTGCAAAAGCAAGGAGTTTACGTGTCTGAAACACCAATACCACATGAACCAGATGAATGGGAAGTTGATTGGCCTGAACCTCAACCAGAACCAGAAACGGAACCTGCTGAACCTTGGAATAAAGAGGAATAGAGAGAATGTGCTTGCCGAAATCGTCACAGGCGATCTTCTCGGCACAGTTGGAGTGTTTCTCTCTGGAGCAGGCAGCCTGCTTACTGCATTTGGTGCAATTCACTACGAAAAGAAACGCGGCGAGAAGGAATGTGCTGAACGTTTCGATAAATTCATGGCAGGATTAAAGTTAAGAGATGAGCTAAATGTGGAATAAATGGAGAGTGTATGTATTAGCAAGCACAAGTCTTGCACTTGCAGGTACTTCTGGCTTTCTTACGTCACAGGTGTTTGCGGCGAGTAATCAAACGCCGACAAAGACAGTGAC